TTAAAAGTCCCTAAAATCCTTCTCTATATCAATTCGTTCCCCAATCTCATTTGATTTAGATGCAGCTTCATTCACTAAGGTTAGGTTGATTACATCTTCCTTCGTAATGGTTGGTGTTTCATTTGACTCAATTGCACGAATCCATTGGACCATTGGCATTGGTAACGCGATTAATGCTTCTGTCATTTCTGTTTGTTTACTATCATTCACATGAATACTATTTATAGTTATTTTATCACCGCTAATACGTAACGTCCCTTCTGTACCGTATACTTCCAATTGGAAAGGACTACCTTGTGAAACAAAACTTGTTTCAATTATTCCAAGCGCACCAGTATCGTAATCTATTAAAAGTGCCGCATTATCATCTACACTGGAACCCACCGCCTTTTGCAGACGTGCATATACACCCTTCGCCTTTCCAGCTAAACGGTTCGTTAAATAAATGGGATGGGCACCCAGATCGATCATAGCCCCACCACCAGCTTGTTCCTTGTTAAAGAACTGTTTAGGTAACCAGCCATATTTTTGGCCTTCAGGTGCTACACCGCCGTTATGAGCGAAACGACAACGAACCATAGTGACTTTTCCGACCCAGCCTTCCTTAATTGATTTTTCAGCATATAAATAGTTGTTGTCCGTAAGTCTTGGCAGGGAAACCATCAATTCCACACCAGCTTCATGGACTGCCTGATAAATTTCTTCGCAATCTTTCACAGTAAATGCCAAGACCTTTTCTGTGAAAATATGTTTTTTATGTTTCGCAGCAGCAATAATAATCTCTTTATGCATATTTGTCGGTGTACTCACCATAACTGCATCAATATTTGGATTAGACAGTACATTGTTTAAATCCGGTTCAAATGGAACACCAAGTTCTTTTGCCCATTTTTCACCCCGGTCACTTTCTTCATCCCAAACTAACTTAATTGATACATTATCATTTTCCTGAATATCTCGAGCATAATCATCGGCATGTACATGCCATCTGCTTAATAATGCTACTTTAATCATTAATAACAACTCCCTATATAGTTAGTTAAAGTATAGCAGCCTTTCCTATTTTTGCAGACTCATAGATTGCTTCTAAGATTTATGTAATCATCAAAGGCCACTTCTCGTTTTAAAATTGGTTCTGTAAAAACATTTTAATGGGGTACAACTTGCCATAATTGGTGGGCAAGTTTATAAAAATACCCTTGTCACAAACAGAGTGGTGACAAGGGTTTAATGATGTTAGCCGATTGAACCTTCCATCTCTATTATCATATAGTGAAATGGTTGATTCAAAATGAACCCATTGCCGTTATATCAACGTTTTCGCAAACAAAGATTACCTATGAAAAACACTTTTGAAAAGAATCATTATCATTTTCGTTAGCAGCCTAGAATTAAAAAGAGAGGGGACTTACTCTCTTTTTTTAAAATTCCCCAGTTTTTATTATGTTCTGGATTTGCGTTTTTAAAGTCTCGTAATTTTCTTTATCGCTTTCAAGCGTCATGTATATTTCTGGAGTCTCAACTATCTTTGATGTAGTTATCAATAATATTTCTTCTTCTCCGGTTAGATTACCAACATCTTTTTTACCGTTATATTCAGCAAGATAATGATTAAAGACAGACAATTCATGCTCAGACAATGATCTATTTTCTTCAATAGCAGTATCCATTGTGTTCAATATCTGTTCTGTATCGTTTGCCATATCTTCACTTATATTCTCATGGACAGTTGAGGCCCCTTTGCTCTCCCCGCATGCTGCTAAGAATAAAACAATAACTGATACCAATAAAAACTTCTTCACTAAAGAACCCCCTAATGACTTTTACCTCATATTACCATAAATACGATACTTAACTCCTAAAGTTTCACAAGTTTCTTTTAATTTTTTCTCTCTTACAGGTGAGACTGTATACCAGACCAACGTAGGCGTGTGATTGTATTGGCCGAATATAACTCTAGAGAGATCCTTATACTTCTTAATCTTCTCAATGTTGGTTCGCATGGATTGTTGATTGTCTATCTCTACAAAATGAAACTCACTAGATCGTTTAAAAGTGGCATCTGGTATTAATTTATTATCCCCCCATTTAACAGGCACCTCTTTGCGCCAGTCCCCCGGCATACCTAATTTAATGTACAAATCATTACGCATTATTGTGTGGGTGATCCAGGATGTTTTAGGTTCATCTTGTGTAGAACCAATCTGATGTCTTCCTCTGCTACTAAGACGGTATATTTTTCTTTCATAACGCAAGGCTTTAATAAGATTATCTTGTTCCATTCGCTGTAATATGCGCTGTGCGTTACGATCTCCACCAAGGTTATTAATCACCTGCAGCTGCTCTCTGGTGGCATAAACAAGTTCATCCAAACTCGACAGTATCTTCTCTTCTCGATGTTGTTTCCGGGCTTGCTGAGCTAACATTATATACACCTAACCTTTCCGATATGTCTTTATCGTCAATATAAGGCACTTGCATGATGTGTTTCTCGTGCGTGCGATAGATAGCTCTACCCGCGTTGTTTAATTTCTCTGCACCATGTTCATCGATTGCAACCCTTGAAGCTATTTCAGTGGGTAAACGAAAACTTATTTTTGCATCAGAATTTTGTTTAACTTCACGTGGCAAGTTATCCACGGTAGGATACTGATTTCCAAATATAAGCCTTGTTCCAAGTGCGCCCGAAATTCTCGATATCTCACCTAAAGTATACTGGCAGTAGTCAAATTTCTTACGCTGCTCTTTTGTGTGATGTTTACTCGGAGTTAATTGTGCACCTTCATCCACAATTACAAATCGCCTGCGTTTGATTTTCGTGTCTACAATATTTCTGTACCCCTTTGCTTTAAAATACCTCATATCTTCTTTAACCTTATCCATAACACTTGATAAGCATTGTTCAGCTTCATCTACATCACTAGCGACAAACTTGACTTGTTTCATATTTTCATATTCTCCAAATTCTAGACCGCCTTTTAGATCAATGATGTAAAATTCCACGTCATCTGGATTATTTAAAATAAGATGTGCAAAGATTAATTTTAATAACACGGTCTTCCCCTGCCTGGTCATACCAGCAATGGTCATGTGTGGTATCTTATCGAAGTCGTGTAAAATAGATCCGTTATATGATTTACCGATCGGTATGTTCCACCTTTCTGTAGGTTTCCAGTCATAATCAATAAGTTTAGGCAATTGCTGATTAAACACCTTAATATGGAGCTTCGTATTTACAAAGGATATCTTTACTGGTTTGTTGAGTACCTTTTCCAACACTTGAAGCTTTGGATCATCAACAAGGCCAAAAGGAACGTGATACGTGTATAACATGTAGGTATCTGATCTGGTGGTTTTAAACAATTTAGGAGTCTTATCTTTAACCAGATAGCCAATATTTTTGAATGTGTGTTGTATCTTATCCTGGTCACTTTTTTGCCACTTTGCAGCAGCGTAAATTGTAAAGGCGGCCAAGCCCCCACCAATTAATAAATCCATATGCGCACCTCTATTCGTTTTGATATGCGGTAAGTGTATTGCCAAACGAATATGCGGTTGTTGGTAGAATGGTAGTTTGAGAGCGATAGACAGATAATTTTTTCTTGGGCATAAAAGAGAAAGAACGAGTGGAATGAGTGAGTTCTCTGGGAAAAGTTCCTAGTGAGGTGCTACTGCATATGCGGGTGTATATGCGTACGCTGATTCGTTTGTATATTCGTTTATAGTCATAGTATATCCAGCGAACAATAAATTATTCATATTTGAACAAAAAAATAAAAGAAAATGTGTAAAGGTATTTGCAGATTTGGAGAGAATAAGTATATAGGTGATGAAATGTATAAGATAAATGTGGATAGGATAGAAGAGTTGATAAAAGAGAGTGGATTAAAGAAAGGTTACATTGCGAAGAAACTGGACACGTCTATTACTACCTTCAGAAGATGGTTATTAGAAGAAACACCATTACCATTACTTAAGGCAGTAGAATTAGCAGACTTGCTCGAATGCAAAGTAGATGACTTTTACGAAAAGGAGATTTAACGATGGAGTTATATACTGCAGAACAAAAATTGCTCGATGAACTTGTTAAAACCACAGACAAAGAACATCAAGCCGTTCTTAAAAGACAGATCACTCGGCTAAATAAAGTAATGGAAAAGGTTGAAGAAAAAAACTGATTTTCTAATGCCCCCTCTAGCTACCCATATTCGATTATAGGGTTAGGAGGGGATTTTATTATGGAGAAAAAGTTACCTGGACACATTGCTGGGTTTGGAACTTTAAGGGATATGGAGAGAATGGAACAAGATTACTACGGTGAGTTTACGGATGCAGGTATGAGTGAGCTTGTATTGAGAAGTGATCTGACTACTAAGGAATGTGATCGGTTGTGTGCGGAGTTGTCTGGTGAGGTTATAATAGTTCAAAAGAAAAAACCCTCGGAATGAGGGTTAGCTTGATTGGTTATTATGATGAACTAGTTACTACATAATGAGGTCTTTTAATTTCTTCAGAGAGTTTTTGTAACTCCTTAATTTCTTCACTGTGATTAATTGTTGTTTTTAGTTTGTGGTTATAGTTTTCTCCGGCTTGAATCCTATCTAACTCATTGAAAACAACACTGTAATCCATCTTGTTCATTTTTCATTCCTCCTAATATTATAGTATCACATTTTTTCTCGTCTGTGCCTGAACGTCATTAATAAATCCTTCTAAATTAATATTTGTTGAACATTGTTCACAGATAATTGATTTATCTTTTGAAATTGTTTTAAAGCCCTTTTTAACAGGTTTTGCTGTATCAAGATTTATCTGGATATTGTTTTTATACTTACATTTCCCACACTCTATTCCAGCAAATAATACATCATTGTCCGATTGAGGAGGTGCCTCTGAGTTGAGGTGCCTATATATTTGAGTATCAGATGTTTCAATTACTTTAAATATATTGGTATCAAAACTCATATTTAATAAAGCTTTATATCGAGAAATTGCATCGTTAAGATCATTATTATCTTCATAATTGTTTATCTTTAAACCCATTTCTTCCAAATCTTTAATTCTTAACGATTTCCCATGTGTTTTCCATTTTTCATGGTTACATAGTTCAGTTGCTATTTCATTAGCTCTAACTCTTTTTTCTTCGGATGTGACTTCTTCCCCTGTAGATGAGTGAACATTCCAATCCTTAAATTTATATGAAATTAGCCAATCTCTGACTAAATCCTTAGCAAAATCGAGTGAATTTTGTGCGCTTTCTAATTCCCCTGGAGAAATACCTTGTAGTATTGGTATGTATGCTTGATTTAGAAATTGCTTCTCATCTACTTCACGTTTAATCTTTTCAAAACCCTTTAACAAAGCATCAGCGGAAAAGGTTTTTCCCTGCCAAGTTAATTGTGCATCAATTGGCCCTAATGCAGAGGTAGTGTCCATGAGAATATCATCACTAGCCATAGCTATAATTGTTCCAGCACTCTTTGCCCAGCCAGGTATAATTACAGATACATTGTCGTATTTATTTCTTAACGTTTTTACTATATCTTCTGCTACTTCTCCAGACCCTCCAGGCGTTTCTAAAATCAAGTCAACTGCCTTACCGTTTAAATTTGACAACTGATCATTAAAAGGCGCTAAGTCTTCATACAATATAGATATGGGTGCCTGACCTTTACTATAATCTGCTGCGTAAACAATTATATCCCTATTGTTTCTAATGGTTGAAATTCTTTTTAACTGTTTCTTTCTTTCTTGTGTTATTTCCTCGAATGACATTTTCTTTTCTATGTATTCCCAATAAAACCCCACTATTAACCTCCCCCTTTTAAGACTATATTCTAGGTAGTAAGTATAAAGTCCTGCAAGTTGCAAAAAAAAATTGAAAAAATTATTGGTAACAATTAAAATAGGAACAAACATTCTATAAGGGTGACTCAAATGCAAGAACTAATAAAAGAATACATCATCTTACCAATGGCGATAAAAACCCTGCAGCATGACCGCGAATTATTGAAAGGGCGTAATGCGCTTAATATCTATTGGAGTAAAATAGATCATGTTATCGGGCAAATGCAACAACGTCACAACGACATTAAGCGTCAGTTGATTGGTAAGCATAAAGTTAGAGTCAATGCTTATAAGGAAGATAATGTGAGGAGATATGCGGCGGGTGATCAAACGTATGAATATACTTCCGATCAATTAAAGGATATGACTACTGCCTTAATACGGACATATTTAAAAGGGAATCGTGCCACTGATTTTGAAGTTGGTTGGTATGAGGAATCTTTGAAAACGGATCAGGATTTCATTAAGGATTTTTCTAAAAAAGATATGTTATAAATTATTTGATTAAAGCCCATTATGCAGGGCTTTTTTTCATGAAATAAATAAATTTAATTACTGTATTTACTTGTCAATCGTCAAGTAATGTGTTATAATAAGAATATAGAAAAGGAGGTGAACAAGTGGAATACTTAGCAAAAATAATAGCCCCGATAACATTATTACTAACCACCTACAAACTTTGGTTGTCCTGCCAAAAGACGCGGTTAGAAAATAAGAAATCGGAGCTAGAAATTAGAAAGATGAGAAGGGGTGGATAACCCCCTCTCTCATCACTAAGTATACCATAAAAATCATGAAAATATTAATTATCTCTTGGTTAGTTGTTATGATGGCGCTGGGGATTTGGAAACTTGTATTAGTAAATAAGAAAAAGAAGTTAAAAAAAGAGAAGGAGGCATTAGATAATGAAAGAGGAAATTCGTAAACTCTTGGATTCCAATATTACGGGGTATAGAATATTTAAAGAAACAGGTATCCAGGAGAGCACCATTTCTAGGCTCCGGAGCGAAAAAAAAGAGTTAGGATCCCTTAGTTTAGATACTGCTCTAAAACTACATGCCTTTTATGAGGAACATAAAAATGATATTAAGCCCCCACAAGCGTGAGGGCTTTTTAGCCTTATTGCGCGAGGTGAAGAGTGGTGGTCTACATCAAAGAATATTTTAATAATGTGGTTTTAAGGAGTCATGCGAAAGAAGCTCTAGAGAAATTATTGAAAAGTTTGGGATCAGTTTTTAAACTGATCCCCTCTTAAATCGTTAATATTAAGGATTACAACCTTTTGCAACTACTTTGTGATAATTTGTTTCTGTACGATGTGGTTCAATATTCCATGGAGTTTTAAATTTCTTTGGATAATCAGCATGACAATTTAGTTGTGCTTTCATACTAGCAGTATTTTTCCATTTTGAACTATTTTTATGTTTATCATAAACAACTTTCCATCTATATTTCAGTAAATGTGCTCCTGCCATTCCTGGAGGCTCATCGTATGCAGGTTTCTTAGGTTGGAGTGATAAGGATACTACACCAGATCTTGTTATCCATTTAGAACTAGAGTAGTATTGAGAAAATTTAGTTGGTAATGCAGCAAACAAAGTTGGCAAAGTTTTTTCATATTTTTCTACTTCACTACCTTCATATACTGCGTAGATTGCGTCTTCACTTGTTGCATCACCTGAAAGTGGTACTACATAGATATCTCCATCTGAGAAATCAATTTCACTTGCTTTTTTAGGCGTATATTCATAGCCTAGCTCATCAGTTTCAGCCTGTACTGCAGTAACAGGTATAATTACTAAAATAGCTAAAACCAATAAAAACACTTTGCTTTTCATCATCCATTCTCCTTTTTCTCCAAAAAAATAGTTTTCGGAAAATTATTTTTTCTACATAAAATTAGCACTATTACTATTTTTTGTCAACTTGTTTTATATTATATATATAAAGCAAAAACTTTATGGTATAATTCTGAACATAAATAATATAAAGAATGGAGTGTTGAATATTGGTTGAAACATTTGACTTTTTAAGGCCTGTTTATTATTTAATAACATTTTTTTTAATTTGTAATTTTTTATATTTAACTTTTTTCAAAGAAAAAATTCGTTCAAATTTATATGTGCTCCTAAACTCTATTTTCTTTACTGTAATTGGATTAGTTTTGTTATTTCAACAAGGTATAATTGTAGATGAGTTAAACATGTCTGGTGATTCTGTCATTTTCTACTTATCAATATTATTAGTAGGTATTACTTTAATAAGTTTCCTTTTTTCCTTATTAAAAAAGAAGTAATAAAAGCCCTCAACCATGAGGGCTTTTTTATTTAGAATTTACCAGCATTAAGCCTTCGCTGTAATTCTTTAACTACTGCCGAAGGTCGGCTTAATTTCTTATCATAAGGTGTGCCAAGGTTCTGTTGTAAGCGACCGATAGTGTTAGGCCCCAGTAACCCATCCACATTAGAACCGATCTTACTTTGCATTGACTTTACAACCATGCTGCCCTTTTTGCCATCGCTAAAGTGAATCGTCGTACCGTAAAAGGCTCTGGTAATTCGGTTATCATACTGATTGCTTATAATACCATCTTGGGTAGTGCCTAGTGCTTTTTGCAATGCCTCTGTAGTAGAGTTCCCCCACTTGCCATCCACTTTCAAATTAGCTTTAGTCTTACTCTTTTTAGTGGTGCTAGACTTAATTTCCACCTTAGGCGCTGACTCATTTTGAGTGACCTTTTTCCCAGTAACCTTCGCCATATACCAATCTTTGCTTATGCCAGTACCTGGGCAAGATTTATGATTGTCCATTTCTCTGTGGAAACGGATCTTCTTTCCTTTGTTGTTAAAATACTGCGAAATAGCCATAACCGTATCAAGCTGATCACCATCTAACTTATCGTGGCCTTTATCAAAGTCGCCAATCATTTCGAACATAAACGGATGCCAGTTAGGTGTGCCGTTATGACCAAATGCAGAAGCTGGCATGATCTTAATATCACGACCAAGCGCAGCATCGCCATTCTTACCTATGGACACATGCTGTCCGATATCTTGCCATCCCCGTGTACCAACATGATAGTGACGCATATTTTCATGCAGCTGTAGCAAAGATTGCTTATTGCTATGATTTGGCTTCCACGTATGGTGTACGTGTAGCTCACTAATATGGTCCTCGATATACTTCCCAAAGTTCTTGTCTAACCACTTTACAAATTCGGTTCCATTCTTAAAGACTTTATTTTTTATCCAAGCCATTTTATTTTCCATCTCCTTTTTGAGTTGTAAATTCTTCTTTCACTTCACTTGGTAAGCTGGCATTTGCCTTGTCGTCAATAGACTTCAGCTTTTCAGCAAGACTGGCCGGGACTAACACTCCAACTGTAGCAAGATTCTCGATAATGGAAAGACCTTCGTTTGCCAAATAAAAAAGAACCGTCGCATAAGTGACCGCCCCATTTAATCCCAATATCTGATCCACTACATTTGCCAAGATAATCACTACTAAGATCAATACCTTTCGTGCATAGCCAAACAGTGACTTTCTACTCCATAAGTTCTTATTCTTAAAAGCTTTTGACAATCCTGTTAAAATATCCAATGCCATTAGCAATAACAGTAAGTGCAAAAACTTAACATCCCCAAATAAATAAAATCGAGCTGCTTCTAAATGTTCCAAATTAAAACCACCCATCTTCTCATCATCTCCCTATTCATTTTGATATGACCCCCTAATTAATTTCTCGTATTAAAATAACCCGCCATGTAATATGACGGGCTTGTTTTTATGCATGAAAAAAGCATCTCAACATGAGATGCTTTACAATAGCTCTGATTCTTTCTTAAGCCTATAATACTTCGTTTTTAACTTGCCTTTACTAACATGGAGAACGTTAAAAACCTCTCTAATTACTTTAATTGCTTTTGCAATGTCTTCATCCGTAAGATGTTTTTTAGCCGCAAGATAATTAACAGTTTTAGTATGAAACATTAATATCTCTACTTCATCAAAAGTCAAGTTTTTATAGAACGCTTCATTATTATCGATTATACTTCCATAAAATCTTTGGATTAATAATTTAGCCTTAGTGTAAACTACCTTCTTCTCAGCTACAGCAATTTCATGTACAAAAGCCTCATTTAAATAAACCTTAAAAACAGAAACCAAATAGTCAAGGGAAGCAAGTCTTTCAGTAGCGTTTTGCAAAAACAGTTCACTATTCCTATGCTTTAATGTTTTGTTTACACCGAAATAGGTAATACCTCCACCGATTACTGCTCCGACAAAAGCAATCAATCCAGCGACTATTGTTTCTCCTAACCCAAATATTAAAGATAATATGCCTAAAATGACTATTAATTCAAGAAGACATATAAACACAACAAATGAGTATAGTAATAACTTTTTCAGCAACTCTTTACCCTCCCATCTACCTATTTCGACAAGAGGGGCTAAAGTCCTTTAAATTAATGCATAAAGATAACGCCCTACTCGGCGTATATTACTTGTTCTAGCTTTTCAAGTCTTTCCTTTAATGATTCGTTTTCTTGTTTAAGTGTTTTGACTTCTTCTTTCATATCGTTTATGTTGGGAATTAAAAGGATCCAGGCACGGTCATTAAAGTTTTCAATTTCTTTCGTTTCATCGTCATAGACCGTGTACTCGGGTAGTCCGATTTCTTCAAACTCATCGGCGATTGCTCCGTAGTAACGATGCAGTCCTTCTGTTGAACCGTTATTTCTTTCTACTTCTCCTCTGTCAAACCAGCTTTTTGGTTCGATTTGTAGGATTTTTGTATAGTCAACCCCTGCAGGCTGGATCTGTTCTTTGTACTTCCTTGCGGATGTTGACCTTGCATAATAGCCATTTGTAGCAACGTACATGTTGGCATTGGCACCTGTTGTAGTATCGTAGGTATCTTGATTAATGATTCGTCCAAATACCTGAAGTTCGCCCATTCTTACCGGAGCATAATTAGCGCTCATGAACTTGGTTAACCGTATATCGTCCCCTTGAAGATACGTTCGGCCTCCATCATTATGGAATCTTCCTAAACTATTTATGATAATTCCATTGCCACTTACATTTATACCTCCACTGCTAAAGCTAAGCGTAACACTATTCCCTGCACCATCATGAAAACTAAATCGCTTTGAGCCCAGAGTCATACTAGAACCGTCATTGTCATCTCCTAAATAAATATCTCCTCCTTGGACGGAAGCTATTTTATTACCATAGCTATTGTTTATAACGTCATTTATAATGGTTAAACCACGTGTACCGTTAACTCTCAATTCCCCTTTAAACGTACCACTTGCACCATCTAAATTTCCTGCAAACTTTAAGTTCCCACTCGTATCAAAATAGAGTACGTCCTGCCACGGAGATGTTTTATTTGCCCTGCGCTGTATAACATAGCCAATCGTACTATTCATGACAGTTCTTACGAGCCCGTCTCCTCTAGCTGTGATAAAGCCATCCTCGTTTGTAATACTTACTCCGTTATAATCTCTACCTTTAATTAACCCGTTTGCTGCCAGATAAGCTTCTGCATCTGCGATAGCATCCAAGTAGGCTGCTTCTGAAACTACGTCCGCATGACCATAAGCCTCATTTATTTTCTTATTGAAGTCCCCCAATAGAGCGTCTGGCACTTCTCTAACGGTAGGATGAGCAACCCACATTTTTCGAGGGGTACCGTCGTTATTCCAGTTTAAGAAGCGAATCCTAGTACGATCTATCCCACTTTTGAACCGCATATTACGCGAGTTATTTTCACCTAACCCATTTGCTTTTTCTGCTGGAAATCCTGTCGGGAGCATATAACCCGTTATTTTCACCCAATCAGACGCAAACGTACTACTAGATGTATAAAAGAAGTAGAAGTTTGTTGTGTCAGTCCAGCTTTCATCAGAAATAAGAGCTTGTTCAATTATACCGGGATCTGAGGTTGCGCCTAAATATAAATGAGTAGACGGGTTAGGAAATTCTACTTTAAACCATGCGGACACTTCATAAGCCTTCGTTGGATCTACGTCAAAGTATTTCGAGTAGTTCTGTGTATTGCCTGTAGAAATCGACTCAATTACGTCAACTTGCTCCCCCATAAAATCTACAGTCTGAATAGAAATAGTACCGTCAGTAGATACCGACCACCCATCTATATTTTTAGAAGTTGCCGGGTTGTTTATTAAATTATCGCTTGCAGAACGATAAATAAGGCTCCATTCATAATCACTAGCATTATTGGATTCAGTTTGTGATTTTTTATTGTAAGCTAAACCTAAATATCTTTTTCCTTCAGGATCATCTGACATTCCGTTTCCGTTTTTATCGTCAGCGTACTTTACCCAATTGTACCTTGGTGTACCATCTGCGCCAGGCTCACCGGGAATGCCTTGGTTCCCTTTTGTCTTTGCCCATGTATAATCAGTTGGATTTGTTCCCTTTGTTGGGCTAGTCTTGTTATAGGCTATCCCCATATACTCTTTGCCGACTGGATAGTCAGACATCCCATTTCCCTGTTCATCATCAGCATATTTAACCCATGTATAAAGTGTTTGCCCATCTTCTCCTGAAGGACCTGGCACACCCTGTGGACCTGGTTCGCCATTTTTTCCGTCGTAAACATTGGTGATCGTCATCCGCCCAATGGACATTACAGTGTTTTGAATGACATCTACTGTATACGTGGCTTTTTCATCAATCTCAGCTGCACTAATGGTTATTGTCTTCCCACTTCTATTCCAACCTGTGAGGGGAATACCGTTTTTATCCCGTTTATTCCAAACGTATGTGTAATTCTCTCCTGCTTCATCGACCAAGTCACCAGATAAAAATACCTCGGCAGTTAACTCTGTAGAACCTTCCCCGTTCTTGAATGTGTCACCAGCTGTTGAAGCAATGTTGGTAATTAACATCCGCGCTAAACGCCTTCGAATTTCCGCTCTCATAGCTAGCCAAACAGATTGCACTTGTTCCTCTGTATATTCAATATAATCACCTAGGACAACATTCTTTCGTGATTTATCTTTAATGCTTCGTTCCTGTGTATGGACTCTAGCTTTAAGGTAAAGTGGCGGATTAAATTTCGTATCTTTTATCTTGATCGTATCACCGAAGCGAATCTTCTTATTTTCTATACCTGGTACGTTTTCTAGATCAGCAATAGTAGATTCATATTCTACGACTTCATATACACGTTTTTCTAATTCGTTTTCTGTTAGCTCACGTAATCGAGATTCAGTCATTTCCTGATCACTGGTTTGTGGTTCGTAGGTATCCCACCAATGTTGCAGCTCTCCTGTTATCGGATCTGGTCTCCCCCAACGTTGCAAAGTTTCTTCATCTGTGACAATAACCTCAAGACGCGTATCATCGTCTCTTTCTGGACCTAACCCCTTCAGAGCAGTATAGATATTGTCTGTTTTCTCTCTGCGCTGGATGCCAATTAAATCCCTACCAAATTCTACTTCACGGCCACGCCATTCTCCTATACGTTCTAATAGGTCTACATAACGGCCAGTAACACGCCCTCCACTAACTTCCACACGAAAACGCAACTCCAGCCCAAACTCGGTAGCAATTCGCTTTAAGAAAGCATAAGGATTGGTGTACTCCTCTATGTGAAAAGTGCGGTACCCTTTACCTTCAATTATGCCTGGTCGCCATTCGGTGCCATTTGTAGCAAAGCTTACTGCAGTAGTGGGCGTTTGTTCATTGAAAGTTTGTGGATCAATAACCTTTGCCTTTTTTAGTGTTAAATAGCTAGCATCAGCAAAAACTTCTGCTTTTAATCCACTGTTATCACGGTACTTCAAGACTTCATTTATTATTAATTCAATATAGCCTTGGTCCTCTGCAGGAATAATAACTCGATTATGCTTTGTGAGATATTCCGAAAAAGACTTATCAGCAAATGTAGTGAACTCAAAGGTTTCTAAGTTGTCTTTCAATGATTGTCTATGGGTATCGGAGAAGAAGTTCTTCTCTGTAATAAAATCTAATATCTGATCTGATTGGCCGTTTGTAATGTGTATCATTGCTTCTCCTCCTTACCTGTACCTTGGTCTATATTTGACATTACCAAGAAAACTAGTTGGTGGGTGCATAATCAACTGATTTTCACCTTTATGCAAATCGAAAAAAGACCCTCCAAAATCTTTTAGATCTTTACGCTCTTCTCCGTTTATTAGGATTTCTTCATTCACATGGTCAAAAGTTATAATGTCGCCTGTGTATGCTATATAAGGAGTTTGGTCGGTAGTCGCTTCCGCTAACTCGAATGCTTTTATATAGTGAATTTTCGGACCATAAGCTCGTGCTGTGTCTGCATACTTTCCGATGTGTATCTGGACATATTTCAGCTTCCCAGCGTATTCATTGTTGTTATCAACGTAAGTCTCTTTCAAGCTGTAAACGTGTTTTGTATTGTTAGCAATTCGCGTTACATAAAATTCAAATATACTTCCAACTCTTCGCATACGTAACATTCCGAAGTAGAAAGGCCATCCATAACTGTAGTTTTGAGAGCTTATTAAATAATTTTCCTGTCTTCCTACATAACCACCTATACGTCCCTCGGCTACTTTTCTATTTACGTTCAACGTTTTGTCTAATATTGCCATCTTTCCAATTACATTCATGCCTTCGTCATATAAATAAAATTCAATACGAAAGGTCTGATCACCAGAAGCTTCTCCCTCTAACATCATTTCCACTTCGAAATCTTGGGCTGGAGTTACTTCTTTAATTAAGGCTGGCCCATGCCAACCAGGCATATCTGAGCCATAGCTTGGTACCGTTATGCCCGCATTGTCTGTTCCTAAATAACCTGCGACAGTTCCACCATCTATTTCTGTAGGGGTATCATTCCACGTATCTAGCGTTTGCCCGCGCTCTTCCAACATTAAAGTTTTCGTATTTACAGTTGAAGTATCAGCATCCGTTGGTTGCCCAATCATCATATACTCCTCATTCTGATTCTGTACCATAGCAAACGTGACAGGGGCCAACACTTCTAACTCAAATACTGGTTGAGCTGCAGCTGATCCCTGTTTAGCAATGATTGCTGTATCGGAGGTAAATTCTTCTGTTATTTCGGGACCATACGCATATGGATCTAAACACAGAAATTGAATTGTTCCGGATCTCTGGTCAACAAATCTATCAAAATCATCCATTGTATTTTGAACCACAGCAAAGTACGTTCGACCAGGTTCATCATCAAACTGTAATTCTACTGGTGCGTCCGTAATCAGCCATTCAACCAATTCATCTTTAAGTTCTAGGGCATGTACATCATCTTTCACCACAAAGCCTACTGGCTGATTAATAGGTAAAACTCCTGTGTCTGTTGATTGAAGATGAGCTCCCGGCATCCCGGGCACATTTAATATGTTTCGCGTTACAGAAGCAAAGGGAGGCTTGTTTCTACCTTGTAACAAATGTAACCAAGGCTTTTTCTCTCCGTTAAATGATAAAGTTTTATGCAAATCTCTCCCTCACTTTCTTATCTCGTTCTTGAAATTCGGTTGTGTGCTTATAGGTTTGACGACTTATTTCACGGCCATCCATCTGGTTAACGACAGTTGTGTAAATAACAGCCTCACCAGCTAACTGCTTAGGTTGATTACCCAATTCATCAATAACCCGATTAGCTTCACCAGGAGGACGCGCTCCAGTAGCATAACCCGGAGTCTTATTAAGGGCACTGATTGTTCTCATTATTTGTTTAGACTCATCGTGCGGGAAGACTTGATAACCTCTTGGACGTTCATAAAAACCATGGGTAAGCATTTCCCAGCGATTGCCCATACGTCCTAATTCCCAACCTTCTTCACCTGCTTCAAAGACACCACCACGGTGACCTCCTGCTGGAGTACCAGAAGCGTATCCTAGCATTGCATTTCCGTGTACCCTTTGGTCGATATTAACTCTTTTGTATATAGTAGAAGCTAATGAACGATCCAGAGCAGATGCCGATGGATTAGTTGAAACGTCGACGCTTTTTTTGATATCTTCTTTTAACATATCATTTAGAACATCTGCTTCGGTTTGAACTCCGTTAATGGCTTTTACCTGATCATCAATTTTCTTCCTCTGTTTATCGTACTCTTTGGTGTTAATTTCATTTGCATCATGCTGTCTAATCAGTTCAGTACGTTGCTTATCCAAAGCAGCATTGGCATCTTTAATAGATTCATAGGCATTACCTTTTTCATCTACAATACCTTGCTCTTGAAGTAGCATACTTTCATATTGATTTAACATAGTGTTGTAAGCATCTACCTGCTTGTCTATTTCTTTCTTGCTAGTTTTCTTCTTGTCAATATCTTTATCTAAATCAGCCAAGTGAATTTTATGATCATCTATTATATTTTCCCAACCAAGTTTTTCACTTTCAAGCTGCTCTCTTTTAGCGCGTAGTTGGTCTCTTTGCTCGATCGTCAGACCTAACTGATCGTCGTTAATATCTCGCAATTCCTTATCTATATCTCTGATCTTGTTAGTCGCTTCAATGACTGCTTGATTATGTCCGTTCCTCTCAGTAGTTTTATGGTTAATCTCTTGAGCTAATTCTGCTTGTTCCAATAGATTTTCAACCTGCTCATCCATTTGTTCAGATAAGTCAGTGTACAAATCTGCGGTAAGTCTTTCTCTCTCAATGTCATTCAACCTTTGAGCTTCGTCGGCAGTTCCTGCATAGGCGTTACCTTGCTCTGAAATAGCCTCAGCAACTTCTGGGGTCTTCTCTACTAGCGTATCATTGAGAGTTAGAAATTCATTGAGTTCATCCTTGCTCATACCTGACTTTTCAGCAAGAGTTGCCTGTTCGTCACTAAGTCTTTTAATGGTTTCCTCAGATTTCGCGTCCTTTAACTCGTCCATAATATCCATGTAACGCAACACTTCATCAGTGGAAAGTTTATTCTTTCCTCTAAGCTCATCATAACGAGCAATAGTTTCATCTAGCTGATCTATTTCCTCTCGTCGTTTCTCAATGTTGTTGGACATTTCTTCAAGGTTCACCTGGCTTGCGCTGTTTAAAGCTGCAATACCTAAAGTCAATCCAGCTACACCAGCTATCGCCAACCCCACGGGACCGCCTGTTAATCCCATTAAACCGAATTTACCAAGTAACCCTGCTCCGCCTTTACCGCCTACTTTACCGAGCAATCCAGTTAAACTTCCACCAATTTTCAAAAGTCCACCGATTGTTGATGTCATACTCCCTAGCACAACACTCACAGGGCCAATAGCAGCTGCTAACGCAATCATTTTCAATATGGTTTGCTGTTGCTCTTCGTCCATATCTGCAAATGCTTGGACACCTTCTTCGATCTTTTGAATTAATGGCTCTGCTGCATCAATGGCATCCATCACAGCAGGTATTAAGGCTTCACCAAGGGTTATACCAACATCCTTAATTCGATTCCACATCATCTTTAATTGCGACTCTGTTGTGGCGTAGCGTTTCTCTGCTTCTTCAGTTAGTGCAGTGTTTTCTTCCCAGGCTTTTGAACCAATGTTTAAAGCTTCGGAGAATACGTCGCTTGCACCTGCAGCACGTAATAAGGAGTCGCGTAAACGAACTTCTTTTATGCCCATGTCATCGAGTATTCCAATTGCTGATAGACCACGATCTTCTGCCGTAGCTAAACCTTCGATGAATTTACTAATGGCGCCTGTGGCGTCTTCTTGGTAAGCCTTTTTAAAATCACTTGATGACATACCCGCCACTTTAGCGAAGTTATCCAGTGAGTCTCCGCCTTTTTCAGCAGCAAGTTGCATTTCTACCATTACTTTAGAAAATGCAGATCCACCTGCTTCAGCTTCAATACCCACAGAGCTTAATGCAGCCGCAAAGGACATAATGTCAGCCTCTGACATTCCAACTTGTTTGCCGGCACCAGCTAAACGCATGGCCATACTGGATATTTCAGATTCTGTGGTGGCTAAGTTATTACCCAAGGCTACAACCGTGGATCCTAACTTGTCAAAATCATCCTGAGACATACCAACAATGTTTGCAAATCTAGCAAACTCTGTTGCTGCTTGATCACTCGACATGTTGGTAGCTTCTCCAAGATTAATCATCGTCTTGGTAAACTCTTCAATTGATTCTGTTTTGATACCTAACTGACCTGCAGCTTCGGCTACTTTAGCGATTTCAGTTGTAGATGACGGTATTTCTTTCGCCATATCTCTGATGGCTTGGCGCAAGCCTTGCATCTGTTCTGCCGTTCCGTCAACTGTCTTTTCTACTCCTGCAAATGCTGATTCATAGTCACTTGCTGCTTTAAAAACGGCAACGCCTGAAGCGACAATAGGTGTCGTCACTTTCATAGAGTAATTACGCCCAAAGTCGGTCATACCTCTTCCAATGGTTTGCATTTTGTCTCCAGCGCTAGTCATATTACTACTTAAACGTTTCCAAGGATTGATCTGTTTCTCAATTTCAGAAGTAACGTCTTTTAATTGATTCTCGGTACGGTTCATTGCAGCGCGGGCATTATTATACTGATCAGAGAGGTTCTTTGTTTGCTTTGCGTCTTCGCCTTTAACTCGTCTAGATTCCTCGTATCGTTTACGAAGTTCTTTTACTTGTTGTTCTTGAGTTTTAAAGCGCCGTGTTAGAATATCGGATTGTTGACGTAACCCTTTTAAGCTATTCGTATATTCCTTACCGCCAGAACGGGCAGCGTTCATCTCAGAGCGTAAACCCTTCAGATCTCGCTTAAACCCAGTTAAGGAACTTGCAGCGCCGTCATCTTCCCAAGATAACCTTGTCCGTAAATTACCAACGTCTCTTTCTGCCATAATTTCACCTCATTTCTACCACACGGCACTTAGGTAAACCTCTTTCTCTTGCTGGGATTCAGCTTCTTCGCCAAATAGATCATTAAAAAAGTGGACGTCCATCTCATCAATTTGAGACATCGTCCACCCTGTTCTATTGATTTGTCCTCCCTGCACATAGCTAGGAGGAGGAAACATCAAATTCTTATATAACTTTAAAAGGGAAGTGTACGCTTCTTTAAACGTCACTCCCCCTTCTCGTTTCCCTCATTACCTTCTTTTTTCTTTTTGCCAAACACTGCCTCGCCTAACTTATCATAGACATACTCACCGCTTGCTCCTTTAAACAGCTGATCTAGGGTGAACTGGTTATCGAACACCACGTCAGCTAGTATGGACGCCATTTCCGCATCTTCCTCAAGTTGTTCTTTTGCAGATGGGATGTATTTTTTTCCTTCTGCTTCCAACTTTGCAGCTTTCTCCTCGGCTGCTGCTTCTAACTCAAGAAACTTCCGTTTAGCTAGCATGGGCACTACAGGAGTGATGAATATTTTCTTTTCGCCATCAATATAAATTTCAATTTGCATATGCTATCCTCCTATACTGTTGGTGCCCAGCTTCCATCGATTACTTGGTTAAACCATTCATCAAAGATAGTTTTGTCGGTAATGTTTGGATCTTCATCCCACATTTTGTATTTCTCTGCTTTGTCATGTAACCTCGGGATAGCTTCTCCTGATAGATTAGGTGTTTGATAGGTTGGTGTTTCTTGTTGCGTTTCCTTGTTCTCTTCTGCAGGAGCTAGTTTTACGCGATAAACCCAGAAGTATTCATAACCGCCTCTTGCAGAAAGAGCACGACCTCCTACTGCGATGTAAGGTGCATTGTCATCTCCGCTATCCGTGATACCACCATTCTCATCTATTGTTTTACCTAAGATTTCAGCCTCAACATCCTTTTCCAAGTATGCTGTGTTAAGCGTTACCGCAATAGGCCCTTTTGCAGAATCAGAGAAAAGCACGCCATCATCTGCACGTAAATTCCCTCTATTGATAGAAGGAGCCAAGTTAAATGCCATAGCAGGGCCAAGTGGTTTCACTTCACCGTACGTTGTGTCTGTCTTACTCTCTGATTGGATAACTGCATAATGTAAATCTTTTAATCCTTTAATAGCCATTCATTCTTCCTCCTCGTTAAATTGTTCTACTGGATAAATAAAACGTATTGTCTTTCTAAATCTTCCTAAATTCTCGTCAAACTCTCCTGGTGCCTCGTATGATCTTGAAAAACCAGATTGTTTCATCAGCTGTTTAGCCTGATTAACCAAGTCAATAAAGTTCCCACTAGAAATGATGTCTAGTTGGATAAAGTAATTACTTGTTTTTTCTTCATCATCCGCAGCCAACGTAGGACCTGGGTTATAATCGTTGAAAATAATATAATCCGGATCCTCATTCCCTGCCGTAATGTAATTTATCGGGACATTTAAAGGAGATAAGGCACCCTTTACAACTTTGTTGATACTCACATCCTCATCTCCTTTCTAAGTTCCTCAACGTAGATATCTAGAATTTTTCCTTTACTCATCTCAAAAGCGATAGAAGCAAAGGGCTTTGGGGCAATGAAGCGTTTAGCGCGAACATTGTAAAAACCAAACTCGTGCATGTAGAGATAATACCCTTCCACCTTGGCTCCGCCTCTCGTTCCAACAAACAATTCTCCATTTCTGGGATCGGTTCGTATGATGGAATCCTGTGCGTCCCCTGATCGACGGGTTAATCCATGAGCATAAACCTCTGATTTCATCTGGTCTTTTAGTAAATCCCCTGCACGTTTTAGAGCCCTGTTTCTGACTCTTCCTGGTACCTGTTCTAACCATTCGATCTCTCGAATTAACTCATCCAATCCCTCAAATTGAAAGTCCATCAGCTGACAGCTCTCAATCTCACAGTCATTGTTTTACGTAGACCATCATCATCTTCAATAGACTCGATAGCATGATCAATATCTCGCCACGAAACAGTTAACCCTTTAGGTCGTTCCGCGTCCAATAACTTGCGTTGGTAACGAATAGCGAATTCACGATTGTGCTCAAGTTGAGACTGGGCAGCTGCATAAAAGGCATTCCCTTTTAACGTTTTCAATTTAGCCCAAGCTTTTGTGTATAAAATAGGCTGAGTGATAAGAAAACCGTCTTCATCCGTTCCACCTGTGGGTCGATTAAATATCAACCTTTGGTCAAGCTCACCTGAGTTCATTGGCTCTCAGCCTCCTTCGTATAACAGTACCTTAACTGCTGAATGATAGCTTCAAAAGAGTGTGGGATATTATAAGAGTTGTTACCAATCCTAGATAGTTCTCGGTTATCGTACCAGTGACCAACAAGGACAGTAACAGCCATCTTATATAGATCGTTTGTCGTATCGACGGTACCTACTCCGTTTTGAATGTAGAGCGCAGCTCTTTTCTCTAAGAGTGTAAGCATTCCGTCATCTTCTTCATGCTCTATTCGCAAGTAGTCCTTTATCTCTTGGATATCCATGCCATCACCCTCTCATAGAAAAAGAGAGCGATGTTACTCGCCCTCTTCGTCTGGTGGTTGTTCTTTTTCTTTCAGTACATCCTCGATATGAGTCTTAACCCCTGTACGGTCCTTGCCCTCTGTTTCCTTTTGAAGTAGATCTTGCAGCTCTTCTCCACTAAGATCAGAAGTAATGTTTCCTTTTACTTCGTTAACATTTCCATCTAGAAAGCTTGACTCTTCTTCTAGCGCTTCTACATATCCCTTAGAAGCAATCTCCTTTACTCTATCTTCAGAGCCTTCATAAACAGAGTAATCTTTACTTTTCGGAGAAAAAACCTGCTTTGTCTCCTTATCTCTAAAACGTTTAATTACCTTTGCTTTCATAATAAACTACCTCCTGATTATTAATTTTTAAATTAAACTTCTGGTGTTGTTTCGGTTTCCGGTACTACTGTGATATCAATTTGGCCGAATACAACTGCTTCCTCGTCCCACTTCGTGACGTCTTCCCGCTCAATTACACGGAATTCAGTAGTGTTACTTCTCCAAGCATTTCCGCCTTCTTTAGTCATATCTAAAAGCATTTGTTCACGATCCCAGTAAACGATTGCTTCTTTCAAATCTCCGATAATAAACGGCGCCATACCTGCTTGGGTGGCAATTGTTTTATTAGATAATTTAACAATCGGATGCGTTCCGAATAACAATTTACGTGTAGCTTTGGTAGGATCTGGCTGCAACAATGATCGACCATTTTTATCTTCTAATTGATCTAGATAGTTAAACCCGTCTTGGTTTGTAATTATCAATGCGCCCTCAGCAAACGCAGGATCAAGTGTAACGTTAAGAGTAGTTTTAATTCCTCGGTAATCTTTCAGGTCAACTTTTTCCAGTGTATTTAGTTGCTCTAGAATTAAATGGTTTCCAGTTGCTCTTGATTTTTTAGCGATCCATTTCGCTAGATAAGCTTTAAGAGCTTGATCTGTGTCAGCAAGAACAGTATTTGCCACAGGTAAGAAACCAGCATAATCTTCAATCACGTAAGACAAACGATCGAATTTCGGAGAGGCAATTTCCTGCATAGCATTTGGATCACCGTATTCGGACAATGGTGCTAACGGCGTATGATCTGCACGTCTTTCAAGAGTACGAGAGCCTTTGTTTGTTGTCACCGGCTCAACAGTCACATATTGACGAAGATCATCGGTAGTCTGTGCTAGCTCATTAATTTGAGTGGAAATGTCTTCTGGAATAATGTACCCACCATCTTCGCCACTTTCTTTAGAAAGACGTGCGTAATATCCTTCCATCACCTCTGCTTCTTCATCAGTCAGTTTTTGACCTTTTAGCGCTTTAAAGAAGAGCGCTTTATATTCTGGTTTTTCCTCCTTAGGCTCCTGATTCATTTGCCCACCTTTAGCTTGTGGCTCTGGTGCAGTACCTAACCCTTGGAAGTCTTTTTGCAAAGCAAGGAAATTATCAAGATCCTTCTTGGCTGCTTTGGCTTTTTCCAATTCCTTTTTTGCTTCCTCTTGCTTGCCTTCGTCCATTAGCTTCTCTGCAGAAGCTTTTAGGTCGGCAGCGTTTTGACGAAGATCTTGCTCCCGCTTGGTCATACCCGCGTCCATTTTTACAGATAGTACATTTTTATTACGTAACATGCTTAACATTGCTGTAGAAAATAATGTTTTCAATTTTGTTTCCTCCCTGTTTTTTAACATAAAAAATAGACCTTACAATGCTAGTAGGTCCAATTCGTTTTGCATTTTCATTTTTTCAAACTCATCTACTTCGTTTGTTTGCTCTTCTGGTGGTTCAGTACCTCCCTTCTTAGCATCAACCTGTGCGACTAGTTTTTGTGGTGTTTTCTCATATTTGTTGAGTAGCTCACTGGCACAAGCTGCGATGTTTTTAGATTCGATCACCTCCACATTGAAGTATTTAGCTGCTTCTTCTCCATTCAACCATGTTTCGTCTTCCATCATTTGCTGAATAGTACCGAGTTCCACCCCATCTTTCAAATTGTCCTTGTATACATTCACAAGCCCTGATTCAATTGAGTCTAAGTCATCGGCTAGCTTCCGGAAATCACTGGCATTCCCAATGGCAATAGTCAAAGGTTTATGAATCATTAAAAACGCGTTGGAAGGAATGTGAATCGTATCTCCTACCATTGCGATAATAGATGCCATGGAAGCTGCGACACCATCTACATAGACTGCTTTTTTGGCCTTATTACGACTTAACATGTTGTAAATAGCTTGTCCTGCAAAGACGGATCCGCCTGGACTGTTAATATAAATGTTCAGTTCGTCCAAACCATCAACTTGGTTGAGAGCATTCAATACATCGTCCGGCATTACATCGGCTTCATCCCACTTAAAGTCCGTATTGTCAACGATCTCACCATAAATGTAAAGGTCTGCTGATTTGTCGGTGAGGTTTTTAACCGTCATTAGCTGATTCGACTTGTTTTGTAATGGGGTTGCACTCATGTAAACTGGTTGCCTAATCTTCTGTTTCATTGTCCTCACCTCCTTCCGATACTGTAGCTTTGGCCCGCTGATAGTCTTCAATGAGATCTAGCGTAGTAAAGTTAAGAGACACAAATCGTTTCTCTCCCATTGGGCCAATGCCATCCATGTCCTCTAGTTCTAAGATTTGATTAATGTCAAAACCACCGATCTCCCACATCATCTTGTAAAATTCTCCGCGAGACTTAGCGTCAGCTCTTAATAGACTCGTTAGATTAAACTTGGAATAATAACGGCGTTGCTCTACCTCTGAAAATAACTGATAGGTGAATTCTTCCTCCCACTGTTTGATAATAGGACTCAACGTGTGCTGGATAAAGTCTAATGATTGTTGCTCAATGTTACTGTGTGTTGATCTTTCCAGTTCATTAACCATATGCATTGGGATGTTATACAGCATGGCAATATCTGTTTTATCGTACTTCATTCCCTCTACAAACTGCGCGTCTTTTAAAGGCATGCTGATACTTTGAAATTCAAGGCCCGCATCTAGGATAGCGATACGCTGGGCATTATTTAAACCTGTATTAGCCTTCTCCCATTCATCACGGACAACCTCTTTTGCATCGGAATTAATCATGCCTGGTACTTTTAAGACACCACTATTTGACGCGCCATTTTTATAAAACTTCCCTTTAAACTTCTGGGCTGCTTGTGAACTACCGATTGCCTCTCTCGCTACTTGGATCGGAGGCTTTCCCTTTACTCCATCAGTCGATAACGCCGTCAGATGAATGACATCCCCGTAACCAATCTTCGTAAATTCGCCATTTGGTAGTGTCGTTAAATACCACAAGGTATTAGTCTTCACATCCACATAAGGCTCTGTTACAGAAGGATTTAAAAGCCAAAGTTCCTTCGGCCTTCCGTCGTAACCCCAGTTAATGTTGATGTAAGCATTCCCCCAGGTGTTACGGTGCGTCTCAATTAAATGTTTAAACTTAAAAGGACTCTGGTATGGGTTGGGCCTATTCTCCAATAACTTTGCTACCGCATGTTTCTTGTCGCGCTCCCTGCCATCGCGTGTTTTCTTAAACGTTTGGAAAGGCAATTTTGCAATGCTGTTCGCTAGGATATTTACACAGGTATAAACTGCTGGAACACCTAATGCGGAATTAACAGTTACGGTTTCGCCACTTGCTGATTCATGACCAAACATTTTAAGAAACCAAGGTGCTGGATCCTTCAAGTCGGTTGTCTCTGCTTTTGGCGTTAAGACGTTTTTAAATATCAATGTTTACCACCTCCTTCACCTCCTAGCGATAATAATGCCGACTAAGATTAGTACTACAGCTAATAAATAGTTACCGGCCAGTATATTTACATCAATGACTGTAATGAGATACGTATTGACGATCCCTAGCACAATACCTGATAAAATTAAAAAATCCTCTACCCATTTGGTAAAGAATGCCGTAAAGAACGCTATGAAAAAATCTCTTATCGCTTTTGCTATTTTAATTACCTCCTACATACTCCAGTTATTTAAAAAATGACTGCTAAGATCTTGTGTATCTCCGACCATTGCACGACTAAATCCGTTTATAACTCCTGCAGCTGGATCAATTCGTTCTGTTGATTTGGACTTATCCAACATTATGTTTTCCTGTGCATCTTGCTTTTGAATAGCGTTACCAACTGCCCAAGTTAATAGGGGATCATCAAAGTGGATAATTTCACCCGCATATGCACATTTACGGAACTCTTTGGTAGGACCAGATAAATGTCTGAGCATCTGAGGTATCTCAACCATTGTGAAACCTTCTAGCTCCATTTGCTGTGCAAAGTGGCTGGCATTCCATTTATCGTAATCTATCTCAATAATGTTATAACCTTCATCCCTTAAACTGATAATGTGCTGCGCGATATAACTGTAATCCACCACACTACCCGGTGTAGTAGTTAAATAGTTTTGCTCCTCCCATAGATCAAATGGGACATTGTCTGTCTTAATGCGTTCCTGAAGTTTGTCTTCAGGCATAAAAGAATGTTGTTTAATAGCATATTTGCCATCATCCAGTCTGAATACTAAACCTATACTGGATAAATCCGTAGTAGAAGAAAGGTCCAACCCTATCCATAGTGGATATTTTTTAAGGTCTCTTTCTTTGTCGACTTCACATTTTTTCCATTTACTCATGTCCATATAGCCGTTGTCCTTTGCATCTACCCAAATGTTCATATTTTTGGTTAGGAAGTTTCGCATTTTCTCAGGAACATCGAGAGCTATCTTTAACTGGCTCCTTAGATAATTAATCCCACCTTCATAGGAACATTTTATAGGGTTTGCTTTTGGCCAGTTTTTCTCGTCCTTAATGTCATCATCTTTATCAAGTTCATTAATCATGCCAAAATAATTGTCATTTTCAATAGAGCTATTCGGGTCTAGTATTTGAGAAACATATTTATATTCAACTCGATAACAAGGTTTATTAAGGTCAAATCCAGCAGTAGTTATAATCATTAATAAAGGCTGGAGCCTTGCACCCATTCCGGAATCACCAATGTCGTAAATCTCCATCGTTTCATGAGCGTGATACTCATCAATGAAAAATGCGCTTGGGTTCGTACCATCACCAGTTTTCCTATCCTCTTTACTCAGAGGTTTTATGATAGATCCGCTTTTTAGATGCGTAATGGTTCCGTACGCCACTTTGAATCGATCTCTAAGATCTTCATTACCCATGATCATAGCTTCGATTTCTTCCCAAACTATTTTAGCTTGGTCTTTTTTCGTAGCTGCACAATAGACTTCAGCAGAAGGCTCACCAAATGCTGAAGCTTCATAGCTTCCAGACGCCCCCAGGGACTGTGACTTTGCTTCTTTCCTTGCAGTTTGCCAATATCCTTTAGTGAATCTTCTTAGATGGGTAGCCTTATGAATCCATCCGTAGATATTACCAAAAATAAACTTTTGAATAATATGCGGTTCGATATATTGACCAGCAAGGACTCCCTTCCTGTGTTTAAATAGTCGCATCCAATCAAAGAAACGTTCTGCACGTTCTTCATCAAAAACGTAAGGAAATTCTTCTGTACCTTCTCTTTCAAGGTCATATAAAAAACGCTGACACGCCCACTTGTGTTTTTGACAAGCAACGATATCACCGTTCAATACTTTCTCGCTATATTGGATTAATTCGTATCTTATTCCTGGTTCAGCGACAACATGGTGCATCTATACATCACCGAACTTCTGTTCAAATTCTGACTTGGGTTTATTGTTGTCATCCGAATTAGGTATTACTAATTTCAAGCGAGATGTAATTGTCAGTCCAAGATCACTGGCAGCTGCACGGCACTCATTGAAGAGTGAATTCTTTACTCGCATCAGCTTTGGATAGTCTTCATTGGCGATAGCTTTCTTTTTGCCATTCACCTTTTCATATTCAGTAGCCTTGATTCTCTTAATGTGCTTGAGCAGATCAAGGTACTGAGTCTTTGAGTCAATGTATCTAGCTAAATTATCAACATCTAAATTTGAAAAGATATCGAGACGCAAAAGCTCGGTAGCTATTCGGTCAAATTCTTCTCGCTGTTTTTTAGTTAGGTAAGACGGAGCTTCGACATTATCTGTGAAGCCTTTCATCTTGCTTTCCTGTTCTTGGCGTTTCTTGATTTCGTCTTTTGTTAAGTGGTTCGATCTGCCTTTACCTTGAATTACAGACAAAGGTTGTTTATTTCTCCCTGGCATCCATTACACCTCCTTGAAAAAATATTCAAAAACGGATTTTTGTGTGCGCTTGAGGGGGCATCGCTCTTTTGTAGAATCAAAAATAAAAAATTAACCCCGGGGGCCTGTCTTATGTTCGGCGTTGTGACAGCCGTGACAAAGCGATTCAAGGTTATCAAGCCCATAACGCTGTTCCCAATCATCTCTTACCTCTATGATGTGATGAACCACTTGGGCTTGTCGTATGTTACCTCGCTTCAAACATCGCTGACATAGTCCCTTGTCTCTTGCTAATGCTACAGCTCTAACCCTCTGCCACTTGGTCGACTTGTAGAAGGCGTTAACCTTCGGATCTCTTTTGTACTGGTTATAATTCCTCGTGGTTTCTTGTAGGTTTTTCTCATGCGTTTTACAGTAAGAATTTCTGGTGAGATTATTACAACCAAATTCCCCACAAGGTCTCAATGATTTCTGTGCCATTAATGCTCACCTAAATCAGCACGGCCATAGCTCACCAAGTTATACTTGAGTTGGTTCATTCGATTGTTTATATCTTCTTGGATTTCTATTCTTTTCTCAGCATTGTGTACGGCTTTTAATGCGTCTCTTTTCCCCTGCATCTTCCTCACCTTCTTATCGGTAACGAAACAAGTGAAATGATAATGGCATTGATCACATTTGAAGTAGGTTTCTTTTATATCGTTCGAATGTTTTTTTACTTTGTAGTTAATATCAGTCACCCGATTACATTGATCGCATAAGGCTATCATGTTAACACCTCTTCCTGTTTTAGACATAAAGAAAAAGCATCAATAATTGATGCTTTCTTAGTTAGAATTATAATGGTTCAGAAGCTTAAAGTAATATAAGTCGTTTTCCAACTAATGTCTCTTAAACTTACTGTTAATTTTTCTGTTCGTATCTTCTAAATATAAGCCAACCTTTCGCTCAAATTCTTCAATATCGATTATAAGTTTATTTATCCTATCTTTATCTATTTTCTTATCTTTCTCTTCCATCTTCAAAAGTAATAATCTATTCAAAATTTTCGAGAGTAAAGAAACATCCTCTTCATCTTTTATCATATAAATAAACTCATATTTAAATTTCTCTAGGGAGTCACTAACTATATAATCTTTTATTTCACCATAAGTTATAACATCTTTCTTTGTGAAAACCTCCATTCTTTTATTGATATTACGTAGGTCATTTTTAACTAAAATACATATATTTTTAAACGTCTTTAACTGTTTTAAGTCCTCCATATTCTTACTATTTTGCACTTGAATATAAGCTGCATAATATGCCACCAAGCCCCCTATGGCTGCGTTTCCTAGCGTTAATAATATATCGATGGTAGTTTGAAATGATTTTGGTTTTAGATCAAGGTTAGAAATACTAATAATTAACAAGGTAAAAAAGATGATAACTATGTATATATATGTTTTTTTCACCATTAATTCTCTTCTAATCTCCATAGCTCTTCAGTGATATCTGGATCACTTGCAGTTAAAGGGGCTAAGGGCTTTTTTTCATAAACACTCAAAATATCATTTTCAAAGCTGTCTAATATTGGATTTTCTAACAGTTCAAAGTAAATATTAATTTTTTCAGGATGGTTGGCGGGTATAAAATTTGTACATTGCTCTTCATAACAATTAATTTCATAGTTTGGTATGTCCTTATTATTATAGTATGTATTTACATTTTCGTCGCAACATGGACAGTCCACTATATATTTAATTCTTAATAAGGGACTGCTTTCTTTACTAATAAAAATTTCCTCAGATGAAGAAACGCTAAAAATTGATAATCCTAATTTCTTATTAATGCCATAATCATTTATAAACTCTAAAGGATTTAAGTAATCATAATATAACTCTGATTGATTAGCTAACCAACTATCAAAGGAATCAATTAGAAAATCATTCAATTTATATTTAGCCTTTATATTATTTATCCTTAAAATATCCAATTTCGGAAAGTACATATTCAAGATCTCCTTTATAAAGATACTTATAGAAATGGACTTGATAAAATTCATTATTTGCCTCTAATCGAGTATTTATAGTGTTCTTTTGCCCTGGCATAAACCAATTAACCCATAAATTATCATATGCCTCTTGCTGATCTATTGTATCTCTCGTATCATAGTAAATTTCAGATAAATCTATTGATCTTTCTTTTTCTTTTGATCTAGCTTTGACCTTACCACCAGACCTATCAGAGAAATGAAAAGCATTTATAAAACCTTTTTTACCGGGTTCTCTTTGCTTTAACTGTTTAAAGTCACTTTGAATTAAAGCTCTCTCGAACAGTCTTCTTAAACGAAAATTCATATCAAAATTTCTGGTTTCGAACCCATTTAAAGAAGAGGCCATTTCCTGGGCAAACCTTTCTATTTTATCAATATGTCTATTTACCTCTGTTCTTGATTTCTCCTCTGCCTTTTCTGTAAGTTCTTTAGCTATCTTATATAGCGTTGTTTTAAAATGGGTAGAGTCAATAGTTTCAATGCCTAACATTTTTTCACATATGTTACGAATTTTTTTATAAAAAGTAACGTCTGGAATTTTTTTGTAATCCTGATTAATTAATTCAACAGCATTACCTCTTGGTCGCATTCTTATATACAAATAATTTTCCAATAAATCAACCCTTACAAAATAGATATTATTTTCCTTCATGATACTATTTTTATTGGAAACTCTTATCGTTTCTATTAAAGTTAATTCAATGTATTGATTTGACTCCATGTTAAATTCGGTTAAAACTAGTTTATCTGGTAAGTATACATTAAGCAGTTCATTTTTCTCTGGAACTTCCCATCCCTTGCTTCTCAATAATAATTTAATATCCTCAAAATTTTTATTTTTCAAGTTTTCAACTGAATATTTATCTAAGTCTTTACAGAAGATAGTTCGATTATATCCATATCTAATCTCTTGGTCTACAAACTTAATAGCATCTTCAGTGCTTATCTTATTATTATTAACATTTTCTTCAAATACCCTTACCATCTCTTCTTTTATTAATGGCAAGGGTATCTCATGAATTGTTAAAACATTCACTAGTGAACGAGTGGTTATATCTTTTGCATGATCCCACCTTAATTTAAATTCTTCCTGTACAGTTTTTCCCACTGGTAATCCTCCCCTTTTAGTTCTAAATATTCCAATACAGGTACCTTTCGACACAGAAGGTATATATTCCTGCATAAATTACAGGATTTATAAAATCGCATGTCGAATGAACTATATAAAGAAGGAGGTGATAAATAATGGGAAAAAATTGTAACCCTAGTCCTAAAGTTAAGCAAGCTGGAAAAACGCTATCCACTAGCAAATCTTCAGCTAGAAAAACTGCTGCAGGTAAAACGTTAGCTAAACACAAAGCACGTAAACATTAGTTTTATAAAAAAGGCACTCACTATCACCGCGTGAATGCCTTTTTTATAGATAATAATGTCGATTTGCAGTAAAGGAACCAGGTAGTCTCTTCAGGAATCTTATTTATATCGCACAATACAATCATAACTGATTTATACAGGAATAACCTGCCATCTTTCTGCCATTTCTCTGCCATTAATTTATATTGTTAAAACAGATTTATAACATAACCATAGATCATTGGCCCTAATATTGCTCCTGCAAGAAAAAATAAAAATGATATTAAAAAGCTTATTAAGTGATTTTTTTTATTTTCTTTCTTTACTGTTTTATCCAGTTCAATTAGTAAAGGTTGTGCTTCTGCTAAAGATACTTTATTTAATTTATTTATATGTTCATATTCAGTTCTAACCTTCTCTAATTCGTTTTGATTAGATTCTATAAGTTCGTTTAATTCCTTAATTACTTGCGATGTATTGGCCAATGATTCTTGAGCTTCTGTAATTTTGGTTTCAATAGTTTTATTAGTTTTTTCTACATTTTCGTTAAGCTTACGTAGGTCAACACTTCTCCCTATTAATATTGTAAATAATTGAGAAATAGCCTCTGTTTGAGCATTTCCTACTAGTGTTAAAAATTTTTTAGTTGGTTCAAACATAGCATGCATACAACCTTGTATTACTTTCCATATATTAATCATTCAGATTCACCCGTCTACTCTAATATATTTATAATCTGAAGTATTTGCATAACTGTTAATACAAAAATTAGTGAATTTAAAATAACAATTGGTGATTTTATGAGTACCTTTTTAAAAGTTCTCTTTTCGTTAGAAATTAATATAGATACATTAATTACAAAGTTTGACATAGCATACACACAAGTAAGAAACAAAATGAAAATAATAGCATTAATAATTACATTGGAGAAAATTATGTTCAGTACAATAATAATAACAATAATTAAAAATAGTGCACCTAGTTCTCTTATGTATGGTTTAAGATTTTCATTCATTTTTCCTGCTTCAATTATGAATCCTAAAACCCCTATCACTCCAATTATTGCACCTATTATGTTTGTAACTAACTGGTAGCCAAAAAAGTCGGGGTTTATATACAAGTAAAAGGAACCAGTTAGTAAAGCTATAGCAGTCGATATTCCTTTTACGATATCAGAATTGTTCTTATTACCGTTAATACTAGCGTTTTCTTTCAATAATAAACCTCCAATCAATTACCCATATCTTATATACTGAGTAACTAGCCGTTAGGCTAGATCCCTTGATATAACTAATTCTACCATAATCTACTAAAATGAGTTACACGTTATTTTAATATGAATAATTGCTAAAGAGAACAAAATAAAAAGCCCTCCTTTTATGGAAGAGCTTATATTTTAAATTCTTTTATTGCTTTGTTCATAGCATCTTGATCAATACCTATATACCTTAATGTAAATGCTGGGTCTGAATGATTTAGTATCTTTTGTAATAAGGCGACATCGCCTGTTTGTTTATATAAATGGTATCCAAATGTTTTTCTTAACGTGTGAGTCCCTATATCTATTAAATTCACATGGCTGGCAGCATTACGTAATATCTTATAAGCCATGCTCCTACCTATTGGTTTATTTATACCTTCTCTACTTTTGAAAAGAAATTCATGGTCTTCTTTGCCCTCAATATACTTCTTGAATTCTTTTTGTAGCTGAGGTGTCATGTCTAAGTATTTATCTTTCTTTGTTTTAATTTCCGTAATTTTAAAATAGGATTTCTTAGCATCCGATACTCTTAGAGGGAGAATATCGGATATTCTTAAGCCTGAATTAATCCCTGTAACAAACAACATGTAATTCCTTTCATTTTGCTCCTTGAGGTATCGTTTAACCTCTCTTATTACTTCTGGATCCCTTATCGGTTGGACAAAGTTCAACTGACCTCACCTTCTTCCACATAAACCTCTATACGTAGAATGAAGGCCAGCTTATAAAAGGCTCTTGCCTTAAGTCGGTAATATTTGCGCTCGCTATAACCAAGTTCGTTATACACCTCATAGTCAAAGACTTCCTCATCTTTTAAATACCGATTGATGATAATAGAACGCTCTTGGAAGGCAAGGCGATTAACAGCCTTTTGAATCTTGCTGACATAGGCTTTTCGTTTATTCTCTTGATCTATCTTTCGAATGGCAGCATCTTCGGTTGATGAATGAAATTGATTGCTAGGGCCAGATGGTACCAACTTAAATGCAGCAGTAACTATTGGCTCATTGTCCTCTGGATCCATAAGCAAATACATTCTGTAATCCTCTAATGCTTTTTCAACAACATTTCGCGTTTCCTCACGATCAATCTTTGGTAAATTAAATGCTAACTGCATTTTGACCCCTCCCTCAATATAAAAAAAGGACACCAAACAAGCTTTAGCTTGAATGATGTCCTCCGTTCGTCGGTCGTGACATTGTTTATTTATTTTCTAAGACTAATAATTTCAGATGGAATTGCATTTATGATTTTATTATCCTTCCAGACTATTTTGGTTTCTCCAAATCCCGAATTAGGACTTTTGATTTTTAAAAAGTTTCCGCTGGCCATTACGTATACGCCATCTTTATATGAGCTTAGTTCTATTTGCTTTTTGTTGTCTGGCATTATTCGTTCCCCCTATAATTTCTTTAATTCTTTAGAAAAGCATTGCTGACATAAGCTACTGCTTTTTCTTCTAGATTCAGCACCACATTTATTCATCCCCTCACCCCTCTTAGACCTCCTCAATTTTCATATTCCAGCAATCTGAGATGAATTGAGCATCGCTCAATTCAGAATCATCAAATATATAAGCATTAACTTTATCTTTCGTGACCGTGTAATGTACACCTATTGCAGAATCAGAAGCAATATATTGTCTAATGATTTCAGGGAATTCTCCCTTAACAGTCTTCATATGAGTGGAATAAACAATGTACTCACTCATCGTTAGACCTCTTAATACTCAGTAGAACATATGACAAATGGTTGCTTCCGTTCATCGTTATTCAAAACCCATTTAAATGTTTTATAAACATAAATTTGATCGCCGACCGCTTTCAACTTTTGCCTTGTTTTTCTCTCTTCATCAGTTAGATCGTCTAAATCAATCAACATTTCATTTTGCAGACTTACCTCACCTAGAAAATCTTCTTCAATTTCTTCATCGTTATAACCACATAGATCTTTGTAAAAGTCCTTTGCTTGCTTCTCTGACTCTGCAGCAACATGGTCCAAATCATTCATTTTAAATACTTTCATTTTACATCCTCCTTTAGTTCAGCTTCCTTCACGAATACTCCGTTTACCATCTTGCCTTTGCGGTCTGATATCTCCTTGTATGCAGCATGCAAGCATTCTTCTAATGTCAGTTCATTCTGCTGACCTAAGATAATCAGCGTTACAATCACATCACCAATCCCATCTTTTAGAGCAAAAGCATCATTCCTGGCTAGTGCTGCTGCAACTTCTCCCACTTCTTCTGTTACCTTTAAAAATTGCTTGCTACTATCTGCTTCATGCAATCCTTTGTTAGCGCTCCATTGTTCTACATTTCCGACTAGTTCTGGTAGTTTCATTGTTTAACCTCCATTTGGTTCGTGTTTTAATCGGTCCGACTTTTCAAATAATTATTCACATAGTCATAACAACGTTTAAGGTCCCTGCAGCAATCATGCGTTTCTTCTGTGGAGATTTCATAAAGGCCCGAATGGTTAAGGAACACTTTCATGTCTTCCAGAGCAACCGACTTCCCACGTTCCAACTGTTCCAGCTTTTGCATGAGTGGATCACTTTGAATACCGATGTGATCATAAATGTTTAATTGATTCATTCTGTCACCTCTGAAGAGATACGGTAAGCGAAAGGCCATATAACATTTCCATTCCTTGCTTGGTGGAATAATGCTATAAATACAAAGTCAGGATCCATCCGGAATGTTGCTGCTATATCTACAATTTTGTTGCCTTGGTTGTAAAATCCTGTGATTTCTTCCAGAACTTCTTTGGTGATAAACTTTTCCATATCGTCCAGTAATCTAACTAATCCTTCACCAACTTCTCTGTCCTTTGACCTTTCTAATGGCTTACCTTCACCAATTAGTGTTATCATGCGCTGATCCTCCTCTTCTCCTCCATTTCTCTAAGCTTCTCTTCCAAGATACTGACAGCTTCATCAATGACCTCATTTCCATCACGTCTACAAGCTCTATTTGGACAAGGAGTGAACTGAATCCCCCAGCTATGCTCCTTGTTTATTCCGCCTGTTCCGTTACATGTTCTACACATTAGTTATCTTCTCTAACAATTCGATGTCATCTTTTTCAAAGCTAAAAGCTCCCATAGGTTCATATTCATTGTTTTTCCAATCCTTTAAGAATACTTCTCTATCGCCGATATAACTTCCAAAATAAGGGTCTTGCTCCATGGCGTATATAAAATCCCGCATTAGATGATCATCTTCATTTTTCCAACCAGCGACAACGTATGACCCTTCACTAAACAAACTAGGTGCTACCGAGATTACTAGTCCGTTAACTGAATTTAAAGCGTTTCTAAAATTATCAATTTCGTTTTGTGAAACTTTCATGTCAAACCTTCTTTTTATTTGGTCATCACTTTTATTTTTTGTAGTTAGTTTCGCTTTGTAGATGCTCAACATTTGAATCCCTCCTGGGCATTTTTGTAGTGGTTGAACCATTACAAGCATGTTTATACAAGTCCTTTCATACGATGATCTGGACCAATCACATTCAATACCGTTGCTTTGTTGGCCATTCTGCCTAAAATCCGTTTACCTTGCACTTTTCCATATTTAGCGATTACTTCTGCAGCTGTATAGTTCAAGTTATAAAGATTGGTCTTTCCTTGCCTGTGGTCTAATATTTGGTAAAGAATATCACTTGACCAAGACTCGAAACCATTTTCATTTTTGGAACGTTCTCCTGCTATCTCATCCAGAATTAGCACATCTACTTCAGCCAGTGTATCGAGTATGATATCCTCAGTTAACTTTGAATTACCTTTGTACGTGTTCTGTATGCTTTTTAATAACTCAGGGATCTTTGCGTATAGAACAATTTTATAAACCTCATATTCGAATTCTTCTCCTCTCCAATTTCGCTCAGCGATGATGGTTTTCTGCTTTTCAAATTCTCTAGCAGCGCATCGGAATAAGTGAGATTTCCCTGTACCTGGATTCCCTTGAAAGAGAAGCGACTGGTGCTTCCCTTTCAGAATCTCCAAAGTATAATTCAGCGCCTCGGTTTGGGTATACATTTGACCTTGTTTATCTTTGCCTTTTTTAGGAACATAATCATTGAATGTAACCTCTTTTAATTCATTTGGAATATATTCAATGGCCTTCGACTTTCTTCGTAGTTCTCTCCTTTTTGGCGGCTCATATCCATCCGTTTGTTGCTTTGCTAGATTACTAGTATCACAATTTAGACAAACGCTGTATCGCTCTCCATTACGTTCGTAGATAGGCACATCATTTCCACATTCTTCACAAGTACGGTTGCCAACCTGTTTTATTCCGGCATGTTTCAGTATGTCTAAATCTTTAATTGATTTCATTTTTATCATCCACCTAAATTTGGATATAAGCATTCCCACTGATAGTCATCAAACGTTATTTCATTATCCCGAATAACTTTTCCTTTATGAATTTCAATATCTTGGTTGAACTCCATGCCATATTCAAATGCGTATATTTTAATATCGAGGTTGAATTTTTCTGATATATCTACAAAGTTTTCCGTTATTACTGCCCAAGCTTGTTTGAAATCTTCAATTGTTAATATCTCAATGTGCTTATCATCGAAATCCCAGGTGATCCCGCCTTCAATGAATGCCCGTCTTGTTCCTTCGATATAGAAACCATGCGGAGCACTCATGTTTAAATCCCATTCATCTTCTTTAAGTTGTACTTCGGGAGGGTCCGTTTCTTTTCCCATTAACATAGCAATTCCACCAAATGGATTTAGTGGACTTAACCCTTCCATTAAAAACTTTTTTATATCTTGTCTAGTACCTCTGATTTTTAACACACCTTCAGCCCAATTAGGCATATCACATTCTCCTTTAAAACAAATTGTCATATTCATCAGTTGTCTGAGCTTGCTGATTTAGATAACTCTCGAATTTCGTACCGAACAATGTCTCTGGCCGGAGATACTTGCTCATATCAGAGTTGTTTTTCCATTCAGCGACTTTAGTGTCAATTACCTTTTTGAAATCTTCCTCAGTGAAACCGTCATTCCATCTTGCTTTAATCAGTGTTTTATTCTTAGAAGTGGATGATCGATAGTTTTTTCCAGTGGCATGGTTGAGATAATTTATTATCTCGACATAAGGTATTGTTGTAGTGATCTCTGTTGTAGTCTCTGTAGTAATCTCTGTTAAAGTTTCCAACAAATTGTCTGATTGATTTCCGACACTTTGTAAGTTTGGAATCTGACAAAATGTAAGAATGGATTCTACTAATTTGTTATAATCTAATTTGTAATGAACTGTGGGAGATCCATTGGCTTTCATTAACTTTGTTTCGACTAACCCTATATTCCTTAGTTTGTTGACGGAATATCTCACTTGTCGTTCTGATAAGCAGATTTCTTCTTCCCATTCCTTGTATGTTTTATAAAAATAACCATCTTTTCGCTTCGACTTATCCGACAAGAAAACAATCTGGTTTAAAAGGATTGCAGTTGTTAAATCACCTGTGAATTCTACATAAATTTTCGGTACCGTGAATGTGTTTCGTTGCCCGCTAATCCTATTCAAAACTTCTCTTATCGCTGCATAGTTACTCATTAATTCACCTTCTTGATATTTAATTGGTATATTCTTGTCCAAATCTGATATACTGTATTAACAATGTTTTAAAAAGGAATGGTGCTGGAACACCACCCTTTTACATTGGTCTCCATGCTTCAATCCATGCGATAGCTTCATTGAAATCCTGTCGCTTTATTTCTCGATATGTTGGAGCTTGGAAGGCTCTTCTTAAATGGCTATGGATATGCGAATACATTTGCCGTTTAGTTTCCAGTGCACCTTTTACTCCTGATTCATATAAGCGCTCGATCCTTCTTTTTATTGAGTGATTGATAGATGTTGCTTGTCCATGATTTAACGTTAATTCATTGTCAAACCTTTCTTCTAAGCTAGTAACCTTCTCTTTTACCTCCGTAATCTCTTTAGATGACTTCAAAGACAATTCCATAGATGCTATTAACTGCTCTTTTTCTGATAATACTCTAGGTTCGTTCATCTTCTTTTGCATACGTCTGAACTCTATGATGTATTTTTCTTTAAATTCTGCAGCTCTTTTTCCTGTGTAGCCCATAACTAAGAAAGAGAAGCCATCTTGCGTAATGTAATACATAGGATATTCTTTGCCACGTACTTCATAATTTGACAGTCCAAAATTGGTCCGTGAAAATTCCTCACTACACTCCAATTCTTTAATGTCTCTTAATACATGTTTGTGGTCTTTTTCGAATACTTCCGCAATAGTAAGGCTGTCAGTTACTACTTCCTTTTCCTTTACGAATACTAAGTCTCTACTCATTTACAAACCCCTTTCGCATATAGCATAAAATTTTCCGATCTCGGAAGGTTCATATCCTGGATACCGAGCCAAGTAAATCGAAACAAGTTCTTGTAGGTGCGCTTCATCCTCGGCTAGATCCCAAATCCATTCTGGAAGTATTACTCTAGTCTTTGACTGCATGTAATTGCCATTTCCTCCCGAGTACCTTATAATAAAGGCAGATAAATTTGTTTTTCTAGAGTAGTCAGTTGCAGCTGACTGCTTTTTTCTTTAGGATAGAATCCATGAAACGATTAAAATTAAAACTATGGTGCCTGCTAGATTCATAGTGAAATCTTTTGCCGAGTACTTCGTGTTCAATTTTGATCACCTCCTTAAAACCAATCCGGTTTCTTTTTCCACCCGTCTTCGGTTTGTGTTACTTTATCCATCTTCAAACATTTTTCACAGTAGAAATGGTCCGTTCTTTTCCAATCTCGCGCTGGACTCATTCCAAAAGACGGTCGGACACCTTCTTCTCTGCTACTACTAATGTGCTTAAATTTGTGTTCACATTGCTTATCTGGCATACGTTCACCCCCAAGTCCCATTGGTATAATACTTAAACCATTCGCCATTGCTGTAATGAACTTCAAAGCAACGTTCTGCGATATTGCGTTTTACTTTTGTAATATCACTCAGGCTAAATTGCTTTCTTGCTTCCAGGCCCATTGATCGATTATGTTTTGAATAAGCGTTAAGCAACATTTTGTACTCGGCATCATTTAAATGCTTTGCTACTGGTAACTTGTTATTTGACGCCATTTGTTTAGCCCCCTTCAAATTAAAATCACTGTAGCTAACAACAGAAACGGACTGCCCATTGTTAGGTAAAACAGTATTTCATGCCTAAGGCTAATTTCCTCCGGTTCACCCATGAAGTACTCAATCATCCACTTCCTCAAAACCAGTTCCGCCTTGCTTCTTCTGCATTAATCTTTTTAAGTAGTTCCGCTGCTTCATCAAGCATTGCTTTTTCATTTTGCAAGCTTGCTAGATTGTCCATATAATTGGCTGCATTACGTAAACTAGTTGCTGCTTGAGAGAAGTTTGCTTCTGTAACACTTTTAAAAACAGGTTGTAAGCTATTCTCAAACTGGTTTAAATTCTCTTCAGCTTTAGGTCGATCTGCTTCTTTAAATATGTTTGGGTCCACAATTTTAGCCATTACCTAACCGCCTCCTCCAAATGTTTATTTACTTGCAAGTACAATTTGGCTACCGGCCGATTCCTAGCTGTCCAATCAGGCGTAATCTTGGTTGGTATTTCGAATACTTCTTCCAGATCCTCTTTCAACAAACCAAGACGCAATGTTTGAAACCCTGATTCCTTAATGTCCTCAAACCGTTTCCGCATGAGATGCAGATGGTGATGATCGTTTCCTGTCATTTCGATATAGCCTCCTCTGATTTCGGGATGAAAGGATACTTCTCATGGAAATAAAGTTTTGGAATTTTTCCTTGTTCTGCATAATAACCTTTGGATTTTAATTCCTTATTCATTTCTTGAATGCGGTAGTATGCTGTTCTTTCAGATACCCCTAGAATCAAGGAGACGTCTTTTGCATCATAAAAATGTCTTGTGTTACTCATTGAGTTCTCCTTTCTTTAGTTCAATTATTTTGAACTTGAAGGTTAAAAAAATAACGTGGAATGTCAGCAGTTTCTATGCCAAGGATTGAGACCGCTTTGGCTATCTCGGCTTGTTTCCATCCTACTTTCCCGTTTAGTTTTAGAGAAATTGAACGCTCAGAGAGCCCCATCTCTCTAGCAAAGTTATATTGGCTACCGAACTTTTCAATTATCCTCCCATTCAGACTAGAATAGTCGAAAGTCATATATTCACCTCCTAATCTAGTTCAAATCTATTGAACTTGAATTTATCTTACCACCTCTATTTTGACTCGTCAATATAAAAGTTCAAAAAAATTGAATTAAACTGTTGAACAAAAGTTCAATTTCCTATATAATTGAACCAACTTATGAGAACACTAAAAAAATAATTCATGCCGCTGGCAGGAGGTAAAATTGATGAAAGTAACGACTGGTGCACGGTTAAAACAAATAATGAGTGAAAGGAATTTAAAACAAGTAGATATACTTAACCTAGCTGAAAAATACTTTAAAGACGGAGTTAAAATATCTAAAACCGATCTAAGTCAATACGTAAATGGCAAAACCGAACCCAGGCAAGAAAAATTATACATATTAGCTGAAGCGTTAGATGTAAGTGAAGCTTGGCTTATGGGTTACGACATTGATAGAGAGAGGATATCCATCGATGAAAGGCTACGTGAAGTACGTGAGAATGCGCCGACCTATGCTGCCCATCATGATGGTGAGGATTGGACAGAAGAAGAATTAGAAGAAATTGAACGTTTTAAAGAATTCATTAAAAACAAGAGAAACAAATAGCTAACAGGGGGGCGGTGCTTATGAATTACGAATTTCTACTAAAAGAAGCTGATCATTTTGGGGTCTCTGTATACGAAGAACCGTTGAAAGGTAAAATTCAAGGGTTCTACGGCGACAATGTTATTTGGATAAATAAACTCTTGCCTTCTTCTGCTAATAAGTATTGTATTCTTGCGGAAGAATTAGGCCATTATCATACTTCAACAGGTGACATTCTTGACCAAAAAAATATTATTAACAGGAAGCAAGAAGCTAGAGCTCGGTCCTGGGCGTATGAACGAATAATGCCTCTTTCTAAAATTATTGAGGCTCATGAAGAGCATATACGTAACAAATTTGAATTTGCCGAGTATATGGGGGTAACAGAGGAGTTTTTAGAATTCGCACTAAAAAGATACAAAGAAAAATACGGAGTCACAGTTAGTTACAATGAAAAATATACAATATGCTTTGAACCATTAGGTGTAATAAAGTGGTTCGATAAATTTTTTTAATCCATTAACAGAACATAAGTTCGTAAAAGGAGTTTAATTATGCCAGTATACAAAGATGAACAAAGAGGAACATACTATTTCATTGCTTGGTATAAAAACATCTACGGTAAATCAAAACAAAAAATGGTAAGGGGATTTAGAAGAGAAAGAGACGCAAAAGATGCCGAGGCTGAGTTTCGAGTTCGAGTTAAAAAACATGGCGCTCCAGAGGATATGACATTTGAAGAAGTATTTTATCACAACATTGAACACACTGAGTTAAAACCAAAAACTAAGAGACGAAGAATCAACGAGTATAACAAACATATGAAAGATAAATTAGGAAATATAAAAATACACGCCATCACTACCCAACAATGTCTAGAGTTTAAGCAGTACTTGTTGGATAACCTAAAATCAAATGAAACAGCTAGAACAGTCTTCTCAGGTTTCAAAGTAGTTATCAATCATGCTATAAAGTACTTTGAGTTACCCAAAGATCCCGCAAAAGCAGTTCCAGCAATAAAGCGAGTAAAGAAAAAACATAGCTATATTAGGCGCCAAGAATTTGATAAACGTGTGCAAACAATGGATAATGAAGTTTTTAAAAATATGTGTATATTCATGTTTTACACTGGATTACGTATAGGTGAAGCTATAGCCTTACAATGGCAAGATATTGACTTCGAATTAAAAGAAGCAGATATAAACAAAACTTACGATTATGATAGTAAAGAGTTAGGGCCTCCTAAAACGGAAGCAAGTGCCGATGTTGTTCCGCTAGCAGATTTTCTAGTAGGGATGTTAGAAGAAATAAAGTCAAAGCAACAAACGGAAATGTACGGATTTAAAGAATCTTATTATATTTTCGGGGGAATGGTTCCGACGTCTTATAAAGCATTTCATGTGGCATTCAAAAAGGTGTTTTCTGAATACAGGCCTCATGATCTCAGACATAGTTACGCTTCTTTCTTAGCAAATAGAAAAGTGGACATTTTTGTACTCAAATCTTTAATGAGACATGATAACGTTCAGGAAACGATTAACACATACGGCCACCTCTATAAAGAGAAAAAGCACGAGGCAATAAGCTTCCTAAACGACTAA